TGCGTCTGTCTTTCCTACAACATCGGAGTCGGTGGCTTCCAACGCTCTACGCTACGCCAGCGAATCCTACGCGATGAATCCCCTGACAGTATTGCTGACGGGTTTCTGATGTATTCCAAAGCCGGAGGAAAGGAACTTGCCGGTCTTGTGCGCCGCCGCAAAGCAGAGGTAGCTCTATTTCTGAACAAGTCCTAAAATTTTGGCTTTTAAGAGGTCGGTGACATCTACACCATGCCGACCCTCAAACTCTTCTAGGAACCGCCTACGAGCCAATTTAGTTGGTTTGGCGAGGATATATTTGGCTAGACCTTCCAACCGTCTTTCTGAGTCCTGCCTGCACCACTCCATAAGTTCTTCCCGCGTTGCAACAAACTCACCTGTGCCGAGCAAACTCTCTGTGAAGAGATCGGCGGGCTTTTGCGACGGCTTGGATGGCATCTCGTTTCTTCTCAAACGTCCCTAAGTGTATGCGCTTAAAGTCTGCGCATATATGGGCCTCATAGTTCCCGCTAGGTCTCTTGTAGACCCCCTTGGTGTTCGTTGTAGTTTCCTGCTTGCGTTTAGAGTTCCAACGGTTCTGCATCTGGGTAGCAGGTCTTAGGTTAGACATCCTATTGTCAGATGGGTTTCCGTTCTTGTGGTCGAGAGCTTCCGGCAACCAGCCGCGGTGATAAAGCCAGACCAGACGGTGCTCCATGTAATACTTCTTGGAAATCCCGATCCTGATGTAACCGCGTTTGTTAGGTGAGCCGGCAGGACAAAAAGCGTACCTACGGTTCCACATCACATAGGCAGAATACTTGGCAAATGCTTCTTTTGGTCTGGGCTTCCAGTAAAGCCTGCCGTTTTTGTAGGTAAAGATTGACCTAAGATATTCCTTGTTCACTTTCTAAACGGCTTGCTTAAAGCCTCTTCAAAAGAATATCCAGATCTCAACCTATAACCAATTGCTTGAGGACTCACAGAAAGTGTTTGTGCCCAATCTGCCAAGCATTTTGTTTTTCCATTAAAAGTTAACCAAACCGTATCTCTTCTATTTCGTTGCTGCTCTTGCATGGTTGCCCAACGACAGTTTTCAGGAGAATACCCTTTGTTATTGTCAATTCGTTCAAGGGTCATTTTTGGTTCTGGAACCCCCATATCCTCAACAAAAGCATCAAAACTTTTTCTCCATCTTTCGCACACTTTTATACCGCGCCCGCCGTATCTATCCCAAACCTTACTAGATTTGTTTTGACAACGATCAATCATTGACCAATACTTTCTATATAACGGCGTTTTCCTATATGGTTTTGTTCTGGATTTTTTTGAACACGACCCACAACTAATTGCTTTATTAGAAATCAAAGTATTTGCTAAAGTGGTAATTTCTTTTCCACAATCACAAACACAATTCCACAAAGACTTACCGTACTTGTCTTTCCCTGCGTATTGGCTAACGGTTAACAAACCAAACCGTTTCCCTGCGTGGTTTTTTGTTTTTGGCGGTAAATTATTCTCCCGACTCTGCTTTACCAAGTTGTTGTTTAGAAAATTCATGTTCTTTTATAATCCTTAGCATATCTGGTGGTTTCCACCCAAGTGGTTTCATTATTTTACCACTTTCGTCCCTCAAAATCGTCCCAAGTTCGGGGTCAATTTTTCTGGCATTGCTAAGGGCTACCAAATCCCAGCCCCACTCCATCGGCAGGTCCATCACCTTTCCTAATCCGATCAAGACCCAGATCGAGTCACAGATCGCGTCCAAGGCATCGGCCTTTGCTATCTGCTCGTCTTGCTTGTTCTCGGCTGCATGGACTCCCGCCATCGCCTCTTCCAACTCCCCGATCTCTTCCCGTACCAAATCTAGGTAAAGGTTCACCCGTTTTTGATCTGGGCCGTGACCAGCCGCCTTCATAAAGGCATCTACATCGTAGAAGATACTCATTTAATTTTCATCTGCTTTCTGTAAGTGTGCATAAGATCTCCGGTCAGGGTATCTAACTTTTCTTGCTGCTCTTGTAGAACATCCCGTAGCGACCAGAGAATCGCGGAAACGCTAGTAGTGTCGTGTTCTGCCAGCAGTTCTAGTATTGCTATCGGAGCCATAAGATCAATGGATACTTCTTCCACTAAAAGCCCGGCTTTGTAGGATGTAATTTCAGAAGGGGAGGTCATCTGGCATCTCCGCAAAGTCTTGTGCTTTTGGTTTCTTGGCTTCTTCGACCTTCAGGCTCATAAACTTTCCCGTCTTGCCTTCCTTGATCCAAGCGGCCAGTTGGTACTCTTTCCCACCTACGTTGATCTTGCCTTTGTAAGCCGGAGCTTTCTCGTTCTCAGACTCGTTCTTAAATAAAACTCCACTATTTGTATTGTCGTATTGCATTTTTACCTCGCCTCTAAATATAAACCCACATTACCTAGGCAATAACCCAAAAAAGCAATGCCCAAGCCCCAATTCCCACGAACAAGCAAATCCACCGCGACAATAAGATAAACAACTCCGACCCCCGCTATCAGCCACGCCGCCATTCTGACCACACGCTGAGAATAGATACCGCGGTTATAAACAATAAGAATTTGGTAGGACCAAGAGAATCCCAATCCACCACGAATACTGTGAAGTTCATGCTGCCTCCTTTTCTACGTCTGCTAAAAACTTTTTAATACTTTCTAGCAATTCAGTAATTTCTTTTTCTGTCGGGGTGTAGCGCACGATAAAGAGTTGTTTGGACTCTCTCACCCGGTTATCAAAACTTACAAAGTCAACCCACTTCCTACCAGTACACAGAAGCTGGCAGATCATCTGTCGCTTGTATTTGGTAGGGACTTTGCCTTCTGAGCGGTATCTGAGGTGGGTAGAGGTTCTTGGGCACTTGATTTCGATAAGCCCATCCCCGACCAGTCCATCAGGAGAAGCGCCAAACCATTTGATTTCTGGGTGGAGCCAGAAACCCGTTTGAGTGACAAAAGTCCCTGTATGGGCTTCGTAGGCTGCTCGGGCGACTGGCTCAAGTTCTGAGCCTCTCTCCATGTCGGCAGAGACAAACGACTCCTCGACCAACTGGGTTTCGCGCTCGGCGACTAATTGCCATAGGTAATTTTGGTAAGCGGCTGTCGTTTCGGCAGCGCAGGCGTCATTAGCCCGTGACGCTGTTAGGCAACCCAACCGGGCTTGCAACCATTCCGGTGTGCCTTGTTTGATTTCTTGCGAGTTCATCGCTCAATCTCCTCTTAGCAATTTTTAGTTCACTTTCAAGCCTGTCCACCGACATCCGCAGTCTTTGTGCCACGGTATGTTGTAGGTGATACGGATACATTATATAACGTGCTTTTAGAATCTTGCGGTGCTTTTCTGATAGTTTTCTGACCGCCTGTTCAATTATTTCCCCGTCTATCATGTCGGGTTCTATCCTAGGTTCTTCGCCTTCCCAAACGTCTTCGGACTCGTAGTTACCCTCGGCAGAAGCGCAGCGGGTGCGTACCTCTGGACCCAAATGCCCCCACGCTGCCCACCATGCCCAATTTTTTAGTCTTTCTTCCGAAACCATAGGTCGTACAAGTCTGGCCGATGTTCCTTTATAACGGGTTTCGCGGATTCTATAAGATTTGTTGCGTCAAAGCCACAGGTCTGGCTTCCAACGTGGTGGACATAGGCTCGGCTCACAAAATGGCGTTTTCCGGCCTCCTGCATCATTATCGCCTGTACATCGTCTGAGTACCAATTCAATGGCAAAAAATCCACCCATGCCTCCTTCGAGACGTACCCACAGATCGGGGCAATTACGTCCACCTCAAGGATCTGCTGCTCGCTTTCCCATCGAAACCACGACATCTTGCCATTCCCAATTCTGATATTCTGTGGGCCACGGGCATAATCGGATCGGGAGGCGACCCAACCGAGGGGGATATTTTCACTTTTGAGTTTGGAAACATCCTCGGAAAGTGTCTGCCATGTGTACGGGGTGAACACGATGTCATCGTTACAGACAACGATCTCATCAAACTCCTCAAAAGCAGCCTTACAAACTTTGTTATAAGCATCCCCAAAGTTCGTGGTGTCGTTATCCATAACAACCGTCCTGTGTCTTGGGAAGATCATTCTAGACCCAGATAAGAATACGACCACATCCTGCGGGACATAAGCGGTTACAGAAGCAGCTAGTGTCACCAGACAGTTGGCGTTGACCGTGGCTATTGCGATTGCTTGCATAACTCTAAAACCTCCTCTAAAAGCTCTTGTTCTGTAAACCCGTAATGTTTCGGGAACCCCTTGGTCCCTAGTCCATGAACTCCAGTCTTGCCTCTATGGTGTTCTGGGCAGAGGGGTATCGCATGGTAATGACTACTGCGGCCCCATCCCTGTCCGGCGCGGAGGTGGTGGATTTCAGCAGGACTTCCATTGAATCCCAATCGCTTGCAGACAATACAACCGAGTTCTGCGACTCGTGACAAATGCTGCTTCTCATCTTTGGTCACTCAGTTTTACCTCATGCTCCACAGCCCATTTTGTTACTTTGTCAACGTACTCCGAAAACGCAGCCAAATTTAACTCTGCCGTACTAGGCTCTAGCATTTTCACGCTACCGTCTGGCAGCTCTACTACGCGCTCGGGCAAGAACAGCGCACGCAAGTACTCATGCCACACGCTTGGTTCGTATGCCTTGCCGGGAACCACTTGCTCAGAGATGTCATTCAGAATCGCCCAGTAGAGTCTGTTTTGTTCTAAAGACCGTTTCGCAGGTTTAACCTCAATGACATGACCATCAGGCGCAGAATCAATCATCTGATGTGCAAGTTCTCGGTTGTATTTTGTGAGAATCATGCAGCCTTCAAACTTTTCTGCATAACTGCCGCTCTAAACTCAGGAAAGGTCTTAAATTGAGATGGGTCTAAACCGAGTTCTTTTCCTTTGGCTTCGATTCCGCTTGCGGTTTCGTGCCAAGGCTTTTCGTTTACGACATTGGGCAAGACGACTTCGTGTACGTCATCCCATCGTTCACCGCGTAGCCAAGTGGCTGCGTGGGGTATAAAAGACCCACCAGACTTCATCCATTGTTCGGTCTTACAAGCAGCGGTCACGGCAGATAGCAATTTTGCTATATCTGGCCGCAGGTCTTTAGTCTGTAACCACGCTTTTCGCGCATCTGCTTTTGCTACCTTTTTTGGGTAGATTGCCCAGAACTGATCGAACTCCTCCATACACCCTCCTAAAATAGAATCTTCGCCCCATCCATATCCAGAAACGCGTTTGTTCTAATAATTTCACCACCGTTTACAGTAGTCTGCGTTTTTGTATTTGCGGTCCTCATCTTACAAACAATCTTGCCATCAGCATCAGCAATCCGTTTCGCCAGCAAACATTTATCTTTTACAAAGTAAAGAAACCCGACTA